GCCGCCGTGGCCATCGCGCGCGCTCAGTCGTCGGACACCGGCCCCAGCATCTTTGAGTCCGAATGGATCGAGGACATCCACTTTGCATAGGAAGGAAATGACATGACCATCAGCGTCACCACCACAGGCTTTGCGACGCTGGAAGCGCGGATGCAGTCGCTGTCGAACGATATCGCCACCAAGGTAGGGCAATCGGCGAACCGGGCCGGTGCAGTCGTGATTCAAAAAAAAATTAGGGAGGGTGCGCCGATCGGTCCTGATGCGGAAGGATCGACACGCAACCGGAAGCGCAAAAACGGCACGGTTGTGCAGGAGGCGCACACCAAGATCGTCAACAACATCAAGGTTCGCAAGGTCAAGGCAGAGGCAGGCAAGGTCGTCAACGCGGTCGCGGTCAGCCGCGATGCGTATCACGCCAGCATGGTCGAATTTGGTTCGATCCATAACGCGCCCAATCCATTTTTTCGCACTGGCTTTGCGCTTGCGAGCGAGGATGCAGTGGATCGCGTCCGGGCCATTCTGGATCGTCGCCTGACGAAGGCGGGCGTGTGATGTTGGAAACCGCTCTCGTCACCCGTCTGGCTGATCTTGCGGCCAACATGTATCCGGGCCGCGCGCCAACCAATTATGACACGCCCGCTGTCATCTATAATCGCTTGTCTACCCAGATGGAGGATGACCTCGACGGCGCTGGTGACATGGGCTGGGTCGTCATGCAGATCGATGTCTATGACCCGTCATATTTAGCGGCAAAAGAATTGGCGCATGATATCCGCGATCATCTGGCAATTTGGGATGATGAACAGGTCCATTCTGTCACGTTTATCAATGAAACCGATATGATCGACGAAACAACGGAAGATACTTTGTATCGCGTCATGATGAAGTTCCTGTTCTTCGCTGCCATCTGACCGGCGCTGATACCTGCCTGAATAAATACTCTGTAACGCGCAGATTTGCGCACATTATGGAGTTTATTAGATGGCTAATGGCGCAATGCTCGCGCGCAAGACGCGGCTTGAAGTAAAGGATGGAGAGAACTGGATTCAGGTAAAGGGCTTCAAGGACTTCTCTGGTCTGGGAGGCGGTTCGGCCGCTGTGGTCGATGTCTCCGACCTCGACAGCGACGCGAAGGAAAAGCTGATCGGTCTGCCTGACGAAGGCCAGATTTCCATTTCGCTCAATTATATCGAAAGCGATCCGGGTCAGCAGTTTCTCGAAGAGGCCCGCTTGTCAGGGGAACTGATCGATGCCCGCATCGTCCTGCGCAACAACAATGGTTTCGCCTACAGTGCTGCTGTTCTGACCTTCGAAAAATCGGGCGGCGTGGACGCGGTTCTGGCTGGCACGGTTGGCATGGAAATCAGCGGTCTTGTGACCAAGGTTACGGTCACGCCCTGATGGCCAAGCTGAACAAGGAAGCGATCTTTGCGGCGGCCAAGCCAAAGGTTCGCGAAGTTGAAGTGGAGGAATGGGGTGTGCGTCTCAATGTGCGGGCGCACACCCTACGGTCGCGGATGGCACTGCTCGATGCGGATACGATCAATGCCGATGCGGTCGAGGAGTATGAGCGCGATCAGGCGCTGCCCGACGATGAGCGAACCGGCGTCGAGAAGGTCGAGCGCTTCGACGCTGCGATCATCAACTTCATCCACTCTATCGTCGACGACAATGGCGATCAGCTTTTCGACCTCAGCGATCATGACCGCTTTCGTGACCTGTCCTACGCCACACTGGTTTCGATCCACTTGGCGATCCAGCAGGTCAACGAGGTCAAGCCGGTCAGCTTCACCGATCTAAAAAAAAATTCCGACTAAATCCTGAGCGGCGGTTCCTTTTTCGCCTTGCTCTGGCTTTGGGGCGGACGGTCGATGAACTGTCCGCCTCACTATCCGATGACGAACTGACCGAGTGGATGGCCTTCTATAATGTGGAGCCATTCGGTTGCGCGGTTGAGGATGATCGTGCCCGCCATATCGTGTCCATCTTGTTCAACGCCTATGATGGCAAAAACGAACCGGATTGGTTTGATCGCGATCCAAACTGGACCGCTGAGTTGCGCCGCCGTGCCGCGCCTACGGCTGATGAGCTAGAAAACAAGATTGACGCGTTTTTCAGCGCCAAGCTTACCGGTCAGGATAGCCCCGACACTGCCTAAATAGTCGATGGCAGACCTCGGCACACTTACCGTCAACATGGCGCTGGAAGCGGCGCAGTTCATTTCCGGAATGCGGCAGGCGGCCGCGCAATCGCAGGCGACGAACAAGGCGATAGCGTCAGCGATGGATGGCGCAAAGAAGGCGGTCGGCGGCCTGATCGCGGTCATGTCGGTCGACGCCTTCGTCTCCGCTTCCAAAGCCGCCTTCGATTATGCCGATGATATCGTTGACCTTGCCGACCGCACCGGCGCGACAACCAAATCCATTCAGGAACTCCGATACGCCGCCCAGATGACGGGAAGTGACTTCGCGTCTGCGGATGGTGCGCTGGAGAAATTCGCAAAGAACCTCGGCACCGCACAGAGCGGCGGCAAGGCGATGGGGGAGACGTTCCGCGACCTTGGCGTCACCTCCAGCAATTTCGACACCGCGCTGCGCGAAACCATAGACGGCATCAGCAAGCTGCCGACCGTTTCGCAGCGGAATGCAGCGGCGTTGCAGGTTTTTGGCAAAAGCGCCGGAACGCTGACCGCGCTGATGGGCGAAGGCGCGAAGGGCTTCGACGAATTCGCCGACGCGGCCGACGATCTTGGCATCGTGCTCGGTGATGACCTGTTGCGAAATGCCGGTCAGATCAACGATAGGCTCGACACGCTAAAGATGACGTTGGACGCCCGTTTCGCATCCGCAATTATCCAGAACGCCGACGCCATTGGCAATCTAGCCGATCAGGTCATCAAGATCGCGGGCGCAATGGCGCAGTTTTGGGGCCAGAATCCAACGGCGGCTATGGCGATTATGGGCGCTCTTGGCGGCGGCATCGCTGGTGGTCTGATGGGTGGTCTCCCCGGTGCTGGTGCGGGCGCTATTGCAGGCGGCATTGGTGGGGCGCTGATCGGATATAACAGCAGAGGCGAACGGCAGCGCCTTACCAGCGAGCGCGCCGGTCTGATCGACCAGAACAATGGGAAAAATCCGCTTCTGGCGGCGGTAGGCATCGACATTGACGCGATCGGGAAGGGATCGCCCCAATGGAAAAAGAATGAGGCGCGGATCAAGACTATCGATGCGCGGCTTGCTGCCTTGGACAAGGAAGAGGCGGCGGCGGCCAAACTGCTGGCCGGTGGGGGCGATAGCGCGGGCACGCTTCCGCCCATCGCTGGTGGCAAGAAGTCCAGTGGTAAATCGGCCGCCGATCTCGCCAAGGAAGCGCGGCAGGCCCTTTTTGCTTACGACAGCGATATCGATGCAGCCAATGTCAGCCTATTGACGGCCAAGCAGGCGCTAACCAGTGATATCGTTGAGCAGTCTGCGTTGGAGCGCGAGATGCTGGCTATCGAAAGCAACCGTCGCAAGGCGGCAATCGATCAGGATGCGCTCGATGGCAAATACACGCAGGCACAGGCAGATGCGCTAAAGGCGCTCGAAGATAAGGTCGTTTTCGCGAAGTACGACCTCGTCAATCTGCGCGAAAACGAGGAGGTGGCGCGCCAGCAGTTGGCGATTAGCCAGTCCAGCCTGTCCAATGATATGGACCTGTTGTCATCGCAATCGGGTCTGGCCCGGTCACAGGCCGATCGCCGTGCAATCAGTCTACGCCTGCTCGATCTCCAGTATCAGCAAGAGCGGTTGGCGCTCGACGCGATCCTTGCCAGCAAGACCAGCACCGATGCGGAAAAGCAGATTGCGCAGGCGCGTCTTGGCGTTCTGGATCGCCTCAAGGCCAACGATGCAGCGGGTATCAGGCGTGACACGATGGGGCCGCTGGGCGTCTATCTCGACGGCATTCCGCGCACGGGCGATGAAATCCGCGAGAGCATGGAAAGTGCGGCCGTTGATGGGCTGGGTTCGCTCAACGATGGACTACGAGAGGCGATGAAGGGCGCTGGGTCGCTGGCCGATGCCTTCGATGTGATGGGTGACCGGATCATCGACAAGATCATGGATATCGCGCTTCAGCAGGCAATTTTGGCACCAATCGGCAGCCTGTTCGGATCGCTGCTTGGCTCGATCACCGGATCGATCGCAGGTGGTACCGGTGGTGGCGATATCGTGATGGGTGGCGGCTTTACATCGTTCATGAGCGGCGCGCGCGCCAATGGCGGCCTAACCCGCGCAGGTGCCTATTTGGTTGGCGAGCGTGGGCCGGAAATTGTCAATGTGGGCAATACAGCTAACACGATCCCAAATCATGCTCTTGCAAGCGTGCGTGGTGGCGGGCGATCCGGGCCGACGATCAATTTTGGATCGATCACCAGCAACGATCCAGCGGGGGTGCGGCTGATGGCCAGTCAGGCTATTATGGATGCGATGCCGCTCATAACGCAGCAGGCGACATCAGCAACACTTACGAAATTGCGACGTCCGGGCATGTAATAAGTATTTGAAAATTATGTGATATGCTTAATCGATGTGCTTGAGGCGCTTGAATGCAAGCGCAAGTATAATGAGAACGATCGCATATATTATGAAGTCCAGAGCAGTCTCATGCATCTGACCTATCAACCTCCGTTCTAATGTCAGACGTGGGCGATCCTGACCGGCCAACCGATTGCAAACGCCGGTCAGGATCGGCGTGCCGATAGCATGAACGCGATGTAGGTCAAGGTTTCAGCTAAATATCGGATGCCAACCTATCCGATTGCGCCGCCGCCAAAGGCACCGGCTACCGAACGACTTACGCCATTGTTTCGACAGGCGGCGATGGCGTCGCCCTATACGCTCAAGCAGCAAACCGTTAATACCGCCAGCCAATGGCAACTTGAATTCACTTGGCCACGAATGACTGCGGCTGACGCCGAAAAGTGCGCCGCATGGTTGGACAGTCTTAGCGGTCAAGTTGGAACGTTCCGATATTCACCACGGCAAGCATGTGCCAGTGCGCTCGCTGGACGAACGCTTGCGCAGGCTGCTTTTGCAGATACGTCAGCGGTCAGGCTGGCGGGATGGCCCGCAAATTCCGCTTCCGGGCTGCGGGTTGGGCAGCTTTTCCAGCTTGGCACTCAACTGCTGCGGATTATCACTGCACCCAGTCAAGCTGACGCGAACGGTCGATGCATCGTAGAATTTTCGACGCCATTGCGAGCAAACTTCAATGCCGGTGCCGCCGTTGATTTTACCTCGCCGGAAGGACTTTTCCGCCTCTCGGCAAGCGAGGGCAACGGATACACGCTTACCCCAGATCGTCTTCCAGATTTCGGAACCATCGTCGCCAAGGAGGCGGTGGAATGAGACCCGGCTCCAATCAACAGTTTCTCGATGCGCTGGAAGCAGCCGGTATCCGCACTGCGCTTCTCGCGCGCTTCGATTTCTCGACAGGCCCGGCTTTCCTCTGGACTGGATCGCATCCGATTTTGGTCAAAGGTTCGGGCGACAGTCTGCTCGATAACAATATGTTCGAACCGCTGGCCAACGGCGTCGTCGTTCAAATTGGCGACAACAGCTTTTCCTACACTGGGTCGGAAGCTCTCACGATTAGCTTGGCAATCCCATCTGCGCCATCGGACGAGATCGCTATCGCATCCGCCTACCCGGATGAATGGCGCGCGCGCCCGGCAACATTCTGGCGCGCGATTATGCTTCAGCCAAGCGATCCATTGGCCGAACCTGCTTGGATATTCCGCCGAGTCCGATCGGGGGCAATGGATAAGCTGGAGATTCAAGCCGATGGCACCATGCGCACATTGACGCTAACTATCGAAGGTCATGCCAGCCTGATCAGCACAGCGACCAATTCGACATATCTCGATCAGCCGCGTTTTGATCCGAATGATACCAGTCAGAAGCACGCGGTCGCTATCGCGAACGGTGATGTAACCGTCTATAAACCAACTGGCTGGGCTGCCTTGTTTCCGGCGATGCAGCAGTCGCAGGCGGTCATAGACCAGATACGCTGATGCTAAATATGGGATGGAAGTTTCCACCATCTCTCGCGCGGCCGATTGGGAAGATCGGCTGCGCACCCTCATCGATCGCCTTCGTGATGAACCATTCAAGTGGGGGCAGAATGACTGCGCGCTGTTCGCCTCCAGCGCCATCAAAGCCATGTGCGGCGTTGATCCGGCGGGCGCTCTGCGCGGCGCATATTCCGATGAAAAGGGGGCAATGGAGGCCCTGCGTCAGCACGGTGCGGGAACGCTTCTCAAAACCGTGCGCGCGTGGCTGGGTGATCCAAAAACCGTCGCGCAGGCGCAGCGCGGCGACATCGTCATGCTCGATCGGACCACGGTCGGCGTTTGCGTGGGGCGTTTTAGCTGGTTTGTCGGGGAAATATTTGGCCATCAGGGCCTGACCGCGCTTCCCACCGCAGATTGCAAATACGCCTTTTCTGTCCCGTTTGAGGCTGTGGCCGCCGCCGAGGTGGCCGCATGAGCAAGGTCGTAAAAATTGCCGCGATGGTCGTGGTCGCGGCTGCCCTCATTGTTTTCGCAGCGCCGATTGCGGGCGCGCTCGGAATTGCGGCAATTACGGCAGGCACGGTTGCTGCCGCAGGTGTCGGTTTGGCGATCAGCGCGGCGATGGCGATTGCCACCACGTTGTTCGTAAAGCCGCCTTCACTTTCCCAATCGATGGCGGAACGGCTCAATAGCAGCATCAATCCAACTGCGCCGCGTAAGATTATTTTTGGTCGCACGGCAGCGGGCAACGATATCCGCTTCTTTGAAGAGCATGACCTGCCTTCGACGAAGAAGGATGGTTACAGCCAGATTGTCGCGCTGGCATCCCACCGCATCCATGCCCTGCGGTCATGGTATGTCGAGGAGCAACTGACGTGGGCCGGTTCAATCACCGGCAAATATCGCGCCGGTGTCCGGTCATTCCGTGCTGTTCTGGAAGGCACCAGCACCAACGGTTCTGCCATTGGTTCTGGGCAATATTGGACCTCGACCGCAACTTTCACGGGCTGTGCCTATGCGGCGATCACGTTCAAACTCGATGGCGATGTATGGGAATCTGGCCTTCCTTCGAAGACCACGTTCGTCGTCGACGGTTGCCCGCTTTATGATCCGCGCCGTGATAGCAGCAATGGCGGCACGGGTGCGCACCGCATCGCCAATCAGGCGACATGGTCCTTCTATGATGGCTCTGTCGAGATAGGGCGCAACCCGGCGCTTGCTCTCGCGACGTATCTGATCGGATATCGGATCAACGGCAAGTTGGTGTGGGGGATGGGCGTCCCATCTGACCGCATCGACTGGGATAACTTTCGCGATTACGCTAATCTTTGCGAAGAACGTGTTGCTCTTCAGGATGGCACGACCGTCCAGCGCTACACCGCTGACGGATCATTCTCGACCGCCGATAGCCACGAAACGATCATTCTTGCGCTGACCGCTGCGATGGGGTCGTGCAAGCTGACTGACGTTGGTGGTCGATACACGATCATTGGCGGTTTTGATGACACGCTCGGTCCGACTGTCGATTTCACCGCTGATCACCTCGTCGCAGCGCCCGGTTCTCCCGCACCATATTCATGGATACCGGTCCCGCCTGCGCGCGAGACTTACAATATTGCGCGTGGCCGGTTCTCCGATCCCAATAACCAGTATCAGCTATCAGACTGGGGCGCGATCGAAACCGATGCGCTGAACGATGGCGTCCCGCGCACCATGACCATTGACCTCGGTCTGGTATCACGGGCCGAAACTTGCCAGCGCATCGCCAAGCAGTTCCTCCTTCGTGAGGCAAAGACGCCCGGCGTCTTCAGCGCGACATTTGGGCCGTTGGCTTTCGCCGCAACCGTGGGGTCGTTGGTCACCTTGTCGCTGCCGCAGGAAGGTTGGAACCGGAAGCTATTCCGCGTTCTCGAGCAGACCGAAAATCATGACCTGCTTTTTCAGATGGTGCTGCGGGAAGAGAGCAGCGAGATTTACGCGTGGGATCGGGAGGAAAAGCCGCTTCCTGCTTCGATCCGGCCGCCGGGTTACGATCCATCTGCCACCATTTCGCCGGAAGGTATGGCGGTCACCAGCCAGACTATAAAGGGCGCGGATGGCTATCCGGTCAGCGAGATCACCGTCACTTGGACGGCGGAGAATTCGGGGCGCGTTCGTGGCGTCCAGATTGAATCCAAGCCGTCTACAACCTCGTCTTGGACCGAGCAGGCGGCGCGGCATGCCGCGAGCGCTGGCACCTTCACTTTTACGTCAAATGTCCCTGCTGCGGTCATCAACGTTCGGCTGCGATATCGCATGGACAGTGGCGTTTACAGCGCTTGGGTCGTCAATGATGTCGATGCATCGTCGGCGTTCATCGAGTGGGACAGCAATGTCATCGTTGGTGAAAACAAGCCCGATGATCGTGCGACTGAAGGCGCGCCGGAGGGCACTTATGTCGGTAGTCAGCCCGCCGAAAACGTGGTCGACGCCATCACGGGAAGCGATGGCCAGATCATTCGAACTCGCGACATATCCGCAGCAGTCGTTGCGGCCGAAGGACTGATCGACGAGCTTGTCGACACATATGGTTCGACCGCATCGGCGGCGGCCAGCGCTGATGCAGCGGCCCAGCATGAGGCCAACGCTGCCAGTGCGGCTTCAAACGCGGCAACAGCAAAGCAGCAGGCGGAAACGGCAAATAGCGCTGCGGCAGCGGCCAAGGCAGCGGCGGAAACGGCACGCAATCAAGCCCAGACGGCAGCGGCAAATGCGGGAACCGCATTGAGCGATAGCAATGCAGCAAAGACCGCCGCGCAGACAGCAAAGGCCGACGCAGAGGCTGCATTTGCAAATTCAACCAGTGCCAAAAATGCGGCGGTGGCGGCGCAAGGCGCGGCGGAAAGCGCTCGAAACAATGCGCAGACCTTTGCTTCCAACGCGAGTAATTCGGCTACGGCTGCCGCAGGGAGCGCGACGACGGCAGCGACGAAGGCGACCGAAGCGGGCAACTCGGCGTCAGCCGCATCCGGTTCGGCCGTCACCGCACAGGCTGGCGCTGAAAATGCAGCCTATCTCGATGTCGCCCACGCATGGGACTTTGCGAACAACGCGGTCAATGGCTTCACAGCTATTGGTGGCTCGCTGACCGGTCAGTCAAATGGGCTGCTATATGCGCAGACTGGTGGCGACCCCCAGTTGATCCGCACCGGCCTTTCTATCGCGGGATCACGCTACACGCGCGTCATAGTGGATTTGACGCGCACAGTGGCCTCCACAAGCAATGCCGCTGATCTAATGATGTTCTGGGCCACCGCAGGCCATAGTTACGCGGCAGGCTATAGGTGTTCGCCGATGGCGGTCGTCAACCCGCCGCTCAATCAGCGCACGCAACTGACGTTCGATCTGACTTCCGCAATCGGTTCGGCTGACTGGCTCGGCAGCACCATTTCGGCGCTTCGCTTCGATCTTGATTCCGCGTCTGGCGGCTCGTTCCTAATCCATTCGATCCGGGTCGTGGGGCCTGATGGTCTGGCTCCGTCAAAATCGGCCACGGCGGCAGCC